CGTGTTCAACTTTCAGAAGGTGGAAAACCAAAAGATTTAGGCAGAAGAAAATTTATAAAAGGTGCAGTAACAATTGCAGCAGCACTTCCATTTCTAAAATTTATAAAGCCTTTATCTAAAACAGTTGAACCTACTATTGAAGCAATATCAAGATCAGCACATCAAATGCCAGACTATTTAACTAATTTAATTAATAAAATTAAAATGATGGGTGAATCTAAAATTATAGGTAAGATGGATAGTCCAGATGAATTTATGAGATATGATTTAGGTGATTATGAATTATATGAAGGAGCGGGTGGGTCTAGATTAAAACGAGTTAGAGACAGAGGAGAGTATGGTTATGAAGAATTTGAAATGCAAATTAAACAAGACCCTGAAACAGGTTATGTTGAATATGAAGAAGTATCAGTAAGACCGGATGAAGATGGAAAATTAAAAGATGTTGATTTTGGTATTGATGATGATGTACATGCAGAAATGAAGAAGTTCGCTGATGAAGACTAAACCACCATATAAACATGGAAAAAAATCTGGTCCACCACCTAAAAGAGGACCTAATCCTCAGGGCTTGAATTTATTGTATAATACTGTTAAAGATGTAAAACTTACGGAGAAAATAAATGGCAGACGTAGATAAAGCTTTACCAAACGTAGAGCAAGAAATTAATGTACCTTCTGATGTTGAGATTGCTGAAGCTGAAGCACAAGAACAAGCAGAATTACAAGAGCAGGGAGAACCTGTAGAGATAACAGAAAACGAAGATGGTTCTGTAGATATAAACTACGATCCTGCAATTGCTTCTGTTGCAGGAAGTGAAAATCATTATTCTAATTTAGCGGATCATTTACCAGATGATATATTAGGTAAATTATCTTCTAATTTATTTCAAAATTATCAAGATTATAAAAATTCTAGAAAGGAGTGGGAAAACTCTTACAAAACAGGTTTAGATCTGTTAGGATTCAAATATGAAAACAGGACGGAACCATTCTCGGGTGCTTCGGGTGCCACTCATCCGGTGCTTGCTGAAGCTGTTACTCAGTTTCAGGCGTTGGCATATAAAGAGTTACTCCCAGCTGATGGACCAGTCCGAACACAAATCTTAGGAATCCCTACTCCAGAAAAAACACAACAAGCAAATCGTGTTAAAGATTTCATGAACTATCAGTTGATGGATCAAATGAAAGAATACGAACCTGAGTTTGATCAGATGTTATTCTATTTACCACTTGCAGGATCTTCTTTTAAAAAAGTTTATTATGATGAAGTTTTACAAAGAGCAGTATCTAAATTTGTACCTGCTGATGATTTAATTGTTCCGTATACAGCTACCTCATTAGATGATGCGGAAGCAATTATTCATAAAATAAAAATTTCAGAAAACGAATTAAGAAAACAACAAGTTGCAGGTTTCTATAGAGATATAGAATTAAAACCAGGTCAACTAAATGAAGATGAAGTTCAAAGAAAAGAAAATGAATTAGAAGGTAGAACTAAAGGAAAAGAAGAAGATGTATTTAATTTATTAGAGTGTCATGTTAATTTAGATTTAGAAGGTTTTGAGGATATTAATCCTGAAGATGGTGAGCCGACTGGAATTAAACTTCCATACATTGTAACGATAGAAGAAAACTCTAGAGAAGTTTTATCGATTAAAAGAAACTATGAAGTTGATGATCCTAAAAAATCAAAAGTACAATACTTCGTTCATTTCAAATTTTTACCAGGACTAGGTTTTTATGGTTTTGGTTTAATACACATGATTGGCGGTTTATCAAGAACTGCTACATCTGCTTTACGACAACTATTAGATGCAGGAACATTATCAAATTTACCTGCAGGATTTAAACAAAGAGGAATAAGAATTAGAGACGATGCACAAGCAATACAACCCGGTGAATTCAGAGATGTAGACGCTCCAGGAGGAAACATTAGAGATTCATTTATGATGTTACCTTTTAAAGAGCCTTCTCAAACCTTATTACAACTTATGGGAGTCGTGGTAAATGCAGGGCAAAGATTCGCTTCCATAGCGGACCTGCAAATAGGAGACGGGAATCAACAAGCAGCTGTGGGCACGACTGTAGCATTGCTTGAAAGGGGTAGTAGAACAATGTCTGCTATTCACAAAAGAATTTATGCAGCTCTTAAAAATGAATTTAAATTATTAGCAAGAGTTTTTAAACTTTATCTACCGCAAGAATACCCATACGATGTAGTGGGTGGTCAAAGAATGATTAAACAACAAGACTTTGATGATCGTGTAGATATCCTGCCAGTTGCAGACCCTAATATTTTTTCACAAACACAGCGTATTTCCCTTGCGCAAACAGAGTTGCAGCTGGCAACCTCTAATCCAACTATTCATAATCAATATGCAGTTTACAGAAACATGTACGAAGCATTAGGTGTAAAAGATATTGATCAAATTTTAATTCGACCACAACCACCCCAACCAAAGGACCCTGCGTTAGAACACATTGATGCTCTCGCAGGGAAACCTTTCCAAGCGTTTCCTGGTCAAGATCACAGAGCACACATGACTGCTCATTTAAATTTTATGGCAACAAATATAGCAAGAAACAATCCTGCAATAATGGCGTCATTAGAAAAAAATATTTTTGAACACATTTCATTAATGGCTCAAGAACAAGTTGAAGTAGAGTTTAGAGATGAGTTACAACAACTACAACAAATGCAAATGATGATGCAACAGAATCCACAAATGGCTCAACAGATGCAAATGCAAGTTAGAATGTTAACAGAAAAAATAGAATCTAGAAAAGCTGTCTTGATTGCAGAGATGATGGAAGAATTTATGAAGGAAGAAAAAGAAATTACTTCACAATTTGATAATGATCCTATTGCAAAATTAAGAGCAAGAGAGTTAGACCTTAGAGCACAAGAAAATTATCGTAAAGAACAAGAATCTAAGGAAAGAATCAACCTTGATAAAATGAAATCAATGATGAATCAGATGAATCAAGAAGAAAAATTAGAACAAAATGAAGATTTAGCTAATTTAAGAGCTGATACATCCATCACAAAAACAATTTTACAACATGAACTTAAAAATAAGGATGGAATGTAATGAAAAAAGGACAAAAAAAGATTGCAAAAGTCATGAGAGAGTTCAAAAAAGGTGAACTTCCAATTGGAAAAAGTAAAAAGAAAGTAAAAAGTCGTAAACAAGCGATTGCAATCGCACTTTCTGAAGCTGGAATGAGTAAAAAGAAGAGATAATTATGTTTCCTTGGTCTTTAATAGGTACTGCACTTAAAACTGGCGCTGAAATTTACAAAAATAAGAAAAAATCTGAGATCATTATGTCAGAAGCACGAATTGTGCATGCTGAAAAGATGAAACGAGGAGAAATTGAGTACAGTGGACAGATTGCACAGAATCAAAAAGGGGACTGGAAAGACGAATTTGTACTTTTAGTATTGTCGAGCCCTTTGGCGGTCTTAGCGTACGCAGTTTTTGCTGAAGACAAAGATATTGAAGCCAAACTAGACTTGTATTTTGACAAATTAAGTGCTATGCCTTGGTGGATAACTGGACTTTGGGTTTCTGTCGTTGCGGCGATATATGGAATCAAAGCAACAGACATTATCAAAACTAATGGAGGAAAAAATAATGGCAAATAAAAGATTTAACAAACAAGTGCCCGGTTTTGGATTCATAAAAGGCAAACCTGAAAAAGGAACAGAAGCTGTAAAAGGTAATGTATCTGCTCAGGAAAAGAAAAACATTGCTTTTTCAAAATCTAGAAAAATAAAAAACACAGCGAGTTAATTATGGAAAAAAATAAAAAAGGTAAGTACCCTTCAAAAGGTATGAACGCTTTAGCAAAGAAAAGACCTGATGTAGCTAAAAAAATTATGGGTTACAAAGAAGGTGGAAGAGCAAAGATGATGGATGGTGGAGTTGTTAATCATGCTCAACTAACTGGATTCGGTGCAGTAAGACCTGAAGTTAAAAAATTTGGTAAGTAATCATGGCTAAACTTTGTGCAAAAGGTAAAGCTGCTGCAAAAAGAAAATTCAAAGTATATCCATCTGCATATGCTAATATGTATGGATCTGCGGTTTGTTCTGGTAAAATAAAACCAGGTGGAAAGAAAAAAACTAAAAAGAAAAGATAATGGGACTACGAAAGTGGGTAGCAGAGAAATGGGTAGACATTGGAGCTCCAAAGAAAGACGGCAAGTATCAACCTTGCGGGAGATCGAAGGGAAGCAAAAGAGCTTATCCAAAATGCGTACCACTTGCAAAAGCCACACGGATGACAAAGTCGCAAAAGGCGAGTGCTGTCAAACGAAAAAGAGCTGCGGGTAATACCGGTCCTAAACCAACTAACGTTAAAACCTTTACAAAAAGAACAAAAGCTGCTAATGGTGGATATATTG